AAACTCGTCACCGACTGGATTGCACTGGAGGATTCCGCTTGCCCGATCGGGGCTGACCCTGAGAGCGGCGTCCGTTCGCTTATGACCATTACCGCCAACAAGACCACCCCAACCAACACGGAGAAAGAACGAACCATGGAAAACACCGCCACCCCGCCCGCCGCCACCCCGCCCGCCGTGCCTGACGTTGCCGGAATCCGCGCCGCCGCGATTGCCGAAGAGCGTTCGCGCCAAGAAGGCATCCGCAGCATGTGCACAAAACTCGAATGCAACGACAAGGCCGAGGAACTGGTCAGCAAGGGCTTGACTATCGACGAAGCCCAGCGCCAGATCGTGGAGATCGTCCTCGCCCGCGCCGCCGCCGCCAGCACCCCGAAAGCCGGTGTCGGCGTGGTGGTCACCACCGACGAGCGCGACAAAGTCCGCGCCGCCATGAGCGATGCGCTTTCCATGCGCTGCGGTCACACGGTCGAGAAACCCGCCGCCGGTGCCGATGAGCTTCGCGGCTTCACCATGCTTGACATGGGGCGCGAAATCCTCCGCCGCTCCGGCCAGTCCTACTCCGGCAACGCCATGGAAATCGCCAAGCGCGCGCTTTCCACCAGCGACCTGCCGTTGATCCTGTCCAACGCCGCCAACAAGAGCTTGAACGTTGCCTTCAACGCCGCCACCGAGACCTTCAAGGAATGGTGCGGCGAGGGCGAAGTTTCCGACTTCAAGGAAAACACGCTGGTTCGCATCAGCGAGACCGACGACCTGTTGCAGATCAAAGAAGGCGAGGGGTACAAGTACTCCAGTCGCAGCGACGCCAAGGAAACCTTCCGCGTCTACAAGTACGGCCGGCTGTTCGCCTACACGTGGGAAAGCATGGTCAATGATGACCTGGCTGCGTTGAACGACATCCCCGCCCAGCACGGTGAAGCATGCCTGCGCCTCGAAGGCGACATTGCCTATGCGGTGTTGACCGCCAACGCCGCCATGGGCGACGGTACCGCGCTGTTTCACGCCGACCACGGCAATGTTTCCGGTGGTGCCGCCGTCATCAGCGCCACCACGTTGGCCGCTGGCATCTTGAAGATGAAGCTCCAGAAGGACATTGGCGGAAAGCGCCGGTTGAACATCCGTCCGCAGTTCGTGATCGGACCCGCCGCTATCGAGGGTGCCGCCGAAGTGTTCTTCGGATCAACCGCCCAGTCGGCCGCGCTGCAAGTCAACCCGTACGCCGGTTCGTACTTCAAGCGCGTCTATGACTCCCGCTTGGATGACACCAGCGCCGTAGACTGGTACTTGGCCGGCCCCAAGGGGCAGACGGTCAAAGTGTTCTACCTGCGCGGCAACCGCGCGCCGTACCTCGAAAGCCAGATGGGTTTCGGCACCGATGGAATCGAGTTCAAGGTTCGTCACGTGGTTGGTGCCAAGGCCGTTGACTGGAAGGCGCTGTTCAAGAATACCGCCGCGTAAAGTCCTCCCCCTCCGGCGGCGGGTTCCTCCATCATTCGCCAGCCTGCCGCCGGAGTTCTTTTCGTTGAACAAAGATTTGACAACCGCAAAACAAGGATAAGAAGACCATGAAAAATCAGCTTCTCGAATGCACTGACGTGCTGCGCCTGACTGTGGCAAACACCGTTGTTTCTGGAGACCCCGTACAGGTTGGCGTGGTAAACGGCGTTGCCGTTACCGACTACAGCGCCGACGACGGCAAGGCGACCATTCGCACGGAAGGCACGTTCACGCTTTCAGTCAAGGGCGTCAACGACGCTGGTAACTCCGCCGTTGCGCTCGGCGACCGCCTGTACTTGACCACCGGCGACACCCCGAAGATCAGCAAGAAGGCCAGCGGCAAGTTTTTCGGCGTTGCGCTTGCGGCAGTCAATGCCGGTGCCACCACCAGCATCGAAGTGGCCACCGTTCCAGTGGTTGGCAGTGACATCAATGTTGGCGGTGCCCACATTGCCGACGTTGCCGCAGCCGGTGCCGTTTACTCACAGGCCGAGGTGAATGCCATCCAGGCCAAGGTCAATGCGATCATTCTCGCCCTCGAAACCGCCAAGATCGTCGCGTCTGCCTAATCCAAGGCGTTGCCAACATGCTTGACATTTCCGACATCATCATGACTGAATTCGGCACCAGTGCCACGCTTAACGGCGTGGTGCTGGCGAGCGGTGCCGTGGTTCAGACTGGGGCGGAGATGGGGCTGTTGAACAACCAAGATACACCGGTGCAACAGCGGACGGCGCTAGGCGAATACGCGAAGATCACACTTCGCGTTGCAGACCTGCCGTCCGGTGTCACCCCGCAGTATCGCGATGTAATTTGTGAAGGCGACCGCGAATGGCTGTTGCAGGCCAACATCCTGAAGCGCGGTGAGTCGTATGAGTGCGTTGGCGTGCGCCAGTTCCGTGCGGGGGTGAAACGATGAGCAGACGCTACACCGTTTATGCGCCACCGGGTGGCACGATCATGCGGATTGACGACGGCGCAACGCCGTACCTAAACTCGCTTGCCGTGCGCTTCCCCAACTTCACCGACCGCGCCATGCGTCACATGGCATGGTGGCTTCGTGGTATTGTCAAGACGGAGATGCGCGCCAGTGCTCCGGCCGGCCAACGCTGGCCGAAGACGGCGCAAATCACCAAGTACCGCGTCCTTGAGACATTCAAGAAGAGTTACAAGGCCGGGGATTCAACGCGTGGAAAGTTCGGCGACCCAAAGCAAGAGTCTGGACGCCTTATCAACGCGGTCGGTTACTCGCATCCGTCAATGCTCAATGTGCGCGTTGGCTGGCTGTCACGTTCGGCGGCAAAGATGGGGGTAATCTTTCAGGGTGGCCAGCAGACGAAGATCACCAACAAAATGCGGATGTTGTTCATGGCCGCCGGGGTGCCGCTGGCCGCTGGAAAGCGCATGATTAACCAGCCTCCGCGCCCAGTGTTCGAGCCTATCTTCAAGGCACGCCGTGAGCAGATTGGCGAGATCATCGAAACCCGCGTTGCCAAGCACCTTGACGACCTGGCCAGCAGTTACCGCGTGAGGGCAGTGGCATGATCAGATTCGACGCCATTACCGCCAATGCCAAGACGACCATCAGGAACAATGCCGCGTTCAATGCGTGGTGCATCGAAAACTTCGGCAAGCAGGCAAAGATTTTCATCGGCATCGACGAAGGAAACCCGCCGCGACAAGAGGATTGCCCGTTCGTTGCAATATCCTGCCCGCAGCGAATGGCCGGAGTTGAGGCGGACACGATAGTCTATCAAATGATAGTCACATTCGGAGTAACAAGCGAGGATGTTTCAATCGACACCAACGGCGACCAGACCCTAATCGGGCTTACACTTATGAGCCAGATGTGGGAGAAGCTGTGGTTGGCGCTGGTGGCAGGTTTTTCCGACAACGTTTTTCTGTCCGAAGAGGACACCACGCTAGAAGGCGTGATCACTTTCCCGATGTTCATCGGGGCCAGTCAAATCAACATGAACATTCCCAACCTAATCGGCGCAGAAATCACACTGTAAGGAGCCAATACCATGAGCCAGGCACTCGGCGGAAAAACTCAAGTCGTCATCGACGTGGAAAGCACATACGGCGTCAGCCCTGTTGCTCCGTCACCAATCGGCCCCATGCCGTTCAACAAGCTAAGCCTGTCCGAGATGCGGGCGCTTAACTCACCGGAGACCATCACCGGCAACCTGAATCCGGTTGAGCCGTTCAACGGCAACACCGACGTGTCCGGCGACATCGACGTTCCTGTTGACCTCGTGGTGTTCGGCTACTGGATTAAGGCCGTTCTTGGTTCGGAAGTCTCCACTGTTGGCGGCTCCAAGTCTGCCGTGTCCGTAACAGCCGACAGCACCACCGACAAGATCACGCTTTCAACCCATGGCCTCACCAACGGACAGGGAGTCACCTTTGCCGGCGCTACGTTGCCCGGCGGCCTGACGGCAGGGACGCTGTACTTTGTGCGCGACACCGCCACCAATGACTTCAAGGTTGCGGCCAGCCCAGGCGCTGCCGCGATTGACTTGACTACCAACGGCACGACCGTGACCGTCACCACGGCCAACGCGCACGTGTTCAAGCTGGGTAACGACATCCCCAGCCTCGTGGTGGAAAAGGGCTTCCCCGACATCGCCCAGTACTTCCTTTACAACGGAGTGAAGGCCGGGACACTTTCGCTTGACTTCGGTGGCGACGGCGAGCTGGTGGCCAAGCTGGGGCTTAAGGGTGCGTCTCCGACCCAGAGCGGCACCGCCTACAACAGCGGAACCAAGACCAGCCCGGGGACTTTCAACCGAGTTGGCAACTTTCAGGCCGCAATCTCCGAAGCGGGGGCGGCGTGGACGAAGGCCACCAAGGTGACGTTGAACCTTGACCACACGCTTGACGACAGCATTTTCGTCATCGGCGGCGGCGGTGTTCGCGGCGACCTTCCGCAGGGCGTTGCTAAGGTGTCTGGTACCATTTCCAACCTGTTCGACGGGGTTGACCTCTACACCAAGGCACTCAACTCTACCAAGACCAGCATCGCGATCCGCATCACCAAGAGCAATGACTAT